CGGCCCCTTCGTCAAACACCACCTGCAGCGCATCGCATCAGGCTGGGGCATCGCGTACCACTCCCTGGCCAACGACCTGGAGGGCGTCAACTTCTCCAGCATCCGCAGCGGCACGCTGGAAGAGCGCGACCGCTGGGCCGCAGACCAGGAGTGGTTCATCGCCACCTTCATGGAGCCCGTCTTCCAGGCCTGGCTGCAGTGGTGCCTGATGAAGGGCCTGATCGTCATGCCCAACGGCAGCGCGCTGCCCGCGGCCAAGGCCGACAAGTTCCGCGTGCACCAGTGGCAGGCCCGCCGCTGGGACTGGGTGGACCCCAAGGCCGACACCGAGGCCAACATCCTCAAGGTCAAGGCTGGCCTGATGAGCCCGCAAGACCTGAGCGCGGCCATGGGCTACGACTTCGACGACACCCTGGCCGCCATCAAGGCCGCGCAAGACCTGGCCGCCGAGTACGGCGTGCGCCTGACGGCCTACGACGCGACGCCTGGTGCAGGCGCGCCGGCTCAGGCCAGCACACCCGCCGCCCAGGCTGGCGACGACGCGGAGGCAGGCCGCGCCCAGGCCACCCCCATGGCCGCCGTCATCGACGCCATGGCCCGCGCCATGCAGGCCGCCCAGCCGCGCGAGCCCCAACGCATTGACCTGCGCCTGGAGCAGCCCGCCAGCCAGGTGACAGTGCACGCGCCGATCACCATCCGCCAGGCCGACGTGCAGCTCGAGGCGCACATCGAAACGCCCGAGCCCCAGGTGCACATCGAGGCCGTCATGCCCGAGTCCCGGGCCGAGGCCCCGGCCGTCACCGTCATCAACCAGGTCGAGCCCGCCCCCGTCACCGTCCACAACACCCACCCGGCCCGTGCCGTGCAGACGGTGGAGCGCGACGACAACGACGAGATCGTGCGCACGGTCACCACCTACGAAACCTGATTCTCAAGGAGCCTGAACCATGGCCGTTACCTACACCACCGCTGTCAAAAATGCCCGCCTAGAAGCCGTCGTCAGCCAGATCGGCACCGCCGGCGTGCTGGAGATCGGCACCACCGGCATGGCCAGCGTGCTGGCCACCATCGCCCTGGGCAACCCGGCCGGCACGGCCAGCGCGGGCGTGCTCACCTTCAGCGGCTTTCCGCGCTCAGACACCTCGGCAGACAACACCGGCACCGCCGCAGCCGCGCGCATCCGCACGGCCTCAGGCGGCACTGACATCGTCACCGGCTTGACGGTGGGCACCACGGGCAGCGACATCAACCTGGACAGCACCAGCATCACCGCTGGCCAGACCGTCACTATCAACAGCGCCACCATCACGCACGCCTGACGCTGTGGCCCTGCTCACCTACATCGCCGACAAGCTCGGCGGGTTGCTGACGCCCGCCGAGGTGGACGGCAACTTTGCCGAGCTGGACGAGCGTACCGGCCAGGCTTGGCACTCCGTCGCGGTCGCGCCGTCGGTGCTCTACGGCGTGCCGTCCACGCCCGAGCTTGAGGTCTGGCAGGGCGGCCTGAACGCCTGGGCCTACTACCCCGACCAGACCATGGAGGCCTACGCCAACTTCAGCCTGCCCCACGACTGGGCACCGGGTACGGGCGTGCGCTTTGGCATCACCTGGGCAGTGGGCAACACCACGGCCACGGGCAATGTGCGTTTTCGGCGTGAGTCCAGCTTCGGCACGCCGGGGTCTGCTTTCAGCGCCGCGGCGGTGTCTGGCGGGCAGGCTGCGGCCGTCGATGGCACGGCCTACAAATGCTATCAGCTCTACAGCCAAGTCGAGTTTTACGACGCAAGCTGGGCGCCCAACACCGTGCTGGTGAATCGGTTTTTCCGCGACGGCACCAACGTGCTGGACACCTTCGAAGAGAAGATCTACATCCTGCAGTTCCTGTTCTTCTACCAGCGCAACAAGTTCGGCCTCCCGAACTACCAGCCGTAAAGGGGTAAGCCGTGGCACTCGGCACCCCAGTAGCAGCCGCAGCCGCGTATAGCGCGTCAGCCGGCACCACCGTAGCCCCCGCATATCCGGCTGGCATTCTTGCCTCGGATGTGGTGCTGCTGTTCGTCGGTCAGAAACCGACGACGACCACGGGCGGCACGGTCACCACGCCCAGCGGATGGACGCTGCGCGATGAACTGACGGGCGCTGGGGGCTACACGGCGCAGGGTGCCGACACCGGCAACACCAACCTCCGGGTTTATTCCTGGAACACGCCTGTCGCTGGGCAGACAGGCACGCTGACCGTCACCATCGGCGGCAACGATGTGACCTGGGCGTTCATGGTCCGCATCCCCAAGGGTGCAGGCGCTGCTGAGTTCGGCAGCGCAGACGGCCAACGCACTACTACGCCAACGAGCCCGATGTCCATCGCGCTCACCAACGGCGCAACGGCGACCAACTTCCAGACGGGTGACCGCGCCATCTGGGCGATGTGTATCCCGACGGACGTTCAGACTCCATCGCAGTTCTCGGCGCAGAGCATCACGGCCACGGGCGCCACGTTCGGCACAGCCACCGAGCTGAACGAGCCCGACAGCCAGACCGGTAACGACATCGGCGGCTACAGCGCCTGGGCGGCGGTCACGGCCGGCAGCTCTACCACAGCGCCCACGGTCACCGCCACTTTGGCCGGCACGCTTACCAACGTGCGCGGCCCCGTGGTGCTGCTGCGCGTGCGCGAGGCTGCGCTTGCGCCTGTCACTGGCACGCTGGCAGCCACAGAAACCGGCGCCGACACCTTTGCCGCCACCGGTGATGTGCACGTCAAGGGCAGCCTGGCGGCCAGCGAGGCCGGCGCCGACACGTTTGCGGCCACCGGTACCGTCACCGATCAGGCCATCGCCGGCACCATGGCGGCCAGCGAGGCCGGCGCAGACACCTTCAGCGCGGCGGGCGATGTCATCGTCAAGGGCGCGCTTGCAGCCACTGAGGCCGGCGCCGATACGCTGGCAGCGGCGGGCAAGGTGCTTGTGCGCGGCACGCTTGCCGCGACTGAGGCCGGGGCTGACACCTTTGCAGCCACTGGTGACGTCATCGTCAGGGGTGCGCTCGCGGCCAGCGAGACGGGCGCAGACACCCTGGCGGCCACCGGCAAGGTCATCGTCAAGGGCAGCCTGGCGGCCTCTGAGAGCGGCGCAGACACCTTTGCCGCCCTTGGTGACGTCATCGTCAAGGGCGCCCTGGCCGCCACCGAAGCCGGCAGCGACACGCTGGCCGCTGCCGGCAAGGTGGTGGTGCAAGGCAGCGCCGCAGCCGCCGAAACCGGGGCAGACACCTTTGCCGCCGCCGGCTCTGGCGTGGTGCAGGCCTTGGGCACACTGGCTGCCACCGAGACCGGCACAGACGCCCTGGCGGCCACCGGCTCCGTGCGTGTGCAAGGCAGCGCCGCAGCCGCAGAAACCGGCGCCGACAGCCTGGCGGCCAGCGGCACCGTGCGCGTGCAGGGCAGCGCCGCAGCGGCAGAAACAGGCATCGACACCCTGGCCGCCAACGGCCGCGTGCAGGTGGCGGGCGCCCTGGCCGCCACTGAAGCCGGCACCGATACCCTGGCCGCTTCTGGCAGCGTGCGGGTGGCCGGTGCTCTGGCGGCTACTGAAGCGGGCAGCGACATCTTCAGCGCCTCGGGCGCCGGCCAGACCCAGGGCGCGCTGGATGCCAGCGAAGCAGGCGCTGACACCTTCAGCGGTAGCGGCGCCCTGAGCTTCAGCCCACGCACCGGCACCCTGGCCGCCACAGAAGCCGCGGACACTTTCGGTGGCTACGTGGCCCCCGGCTATGTCGAGCCCGGCTACGTCACGGGCGTGGACGGCACGCTGGGCACCACCTGGGCCCTCAGCGGCGCCCAGGTGCTGCTGCTGCGCCAGGTCTGGCAACTGCACGGCCTCGGTGCGCCGCTCACGGTGGCCGCCAGCACGCGCAGCACGGCCGACATCACGCAAACCATCGCCCAGGCCGGCCAGGCGGTCACCGTCAGCACCACGGCCGCCAGCCAAACCTTCAGCGGCAACCCTGGCCAAATGATCGAAGAGCTGGCCGCCCTGCACGGCATCACTGCGCCGCTCACCGTCACGCCCACCAGCCGCATCGCCGGCACCATCGTGCAGAGCCTGGCCACGGTGGGCAGCGTCACCACGGTCACTCGGCAATGAGCCTGAGCCCCCGTGCCATTGCCCTGCACGGCATCGGCTTCGCCCCGCTGGCCGTGGCCTCGCTGGGCCTGCTGGCCGTGCAGGCGCCGCCCGTGGTGCAGCCAGGCGGCGGGGCCTTCAGCAACCGGCCCTGGCTTGATGTGCCCTTCGTGCCCGTGCGCCCGCGCCGGCCGCGCAAGAAGCGGCAGGAGGAGCTGGTGTTCCTCGGCCACTGAATTGAGCACTGTCAAGCCGCTTGCCTTACGCGCTTGACAAGCACCGCCGCACCATGCGGCGCATGAGCAAGCTCCCAGCCAATCTCCAGCGCGCCCTGCCCAAGGGCCGCACCGAGCGCGCCCTGCAGGTAGAGCGCGCCGCCATCGACGAGCAAGCGCGCACCGCCACGCTGGCCTTCGCCAGCGAGACGCCCTACGAGCGCTACTGGGGCATCGAGATTTTGGACATCACGCCCACCGCCATGCGCCAGGGGCGCCTGCGCAGCGGGGCCAATCTGCTTGTCGACCACGACTCCCGGGACGTGGTCGGCGTCATCGAATCTGTCGAGGTGGGCGCGGACCGCGTAGCCCGTGCCACCGTGCGCTTCGGGAGGAGTGCACGCGCAGAGGAAGTGTGGACCGACGTCCGTGACGGCATCCGCCGCAACGTGAGCGTGGGCTACATGATCCACAAGGCGCAACTGGTTGAAGAGCGGGACGGTGTGGAAACCTACCGCGTCAACGACTGGGAGCCCTTCGAGGTGTCGCTGGTGTCCGTGCCAGCTGACCCCACGGTCGGCGTCGGCCGCAGCCTGGATTCAGGCCCCGATGCAGACCCCCCGGCCGCCGCAATGGCAGCCGTCACAGAACCCGAAACCCCATCCTCGAAGGAGCACAACATCGTGTCTGATGTCACCGTTGAAGCGCGCAACCACGCCGCAGAAATTTCCAAGATCGCCCGCGGCCTGCCCGGCGGCGCCGAGATGGCCATGGACGCCATCCAGCGCGGCCTGACCACCGAGCAATTCCAGGCTGAAGCCATCGCCAAGCTCACCACCGCGCCCGTGCGCACGGCCGACGTGGGCATGACCAAGACCGAGGTCAAGCGCTACAGCCTGATGCGCGCCCTGAACGCGCTGGCCAACCCGTCTGACGCCGCTGCCCAGCGCGCCGCCGCCTTCGAGCGCGAGTGCTCTGACGCCGTGAGCAGCAAGCTCGGCAAGTCTGCCCGCGGCTTCTTCCTGCCGCACGACGTGCAAAAGCGCGACCTGGTGGTGGGCACGGCATCGGCCGGCGGCAATCTGGTGGCCACCGACCTGCTGGCCGGCGACTTCATCAGCCTGCTGCGCAACGCCATGGTCATCATGGGCATGGGCACGCGCATGCTGACGGGCCTGAACGGCAACGTCGCCATTCCGCGCCAGAACGGTGCCGGCACAGCCTACTGGGTGGCTGAGTCCAACGCGCCCACCGAGAGCCAGCAGGCTTTCGACCAGGTCACCATGTCGCCCAAGACCGTGGGCGCGTTCACTGACATCAGCCGCAAGCTGCTGGCCCAGTCCAGCCTGGACGTGGAAGCCCTGGTGCAGCAAGACCTGGCCACCGTGCTGGGCCTGGCCATCCAGCAAGCCGCCATCAACGGCAGTGGCGCCAGCAACCAGCCCAGCGGCCTGCTCACGCTCATCACCCCGAGCGTGGCTGGCGGCACTGACGGCGCTGCGCCCACCTGGGCCCACATGGTCGAGCTGGAGACGGACGTGTCTGTCGCCAACGCCGACGTGGGCACGCTGAGCTACCTGACCAACGCCAAGGTGCGCGGCAAGCTCAAGGGCACCAGCAAGGTCAGCGGCCAAAACGGCTTTGTGTGGGAAGGTGGCGACACCCCGGTGAACGGCTACCGCGCCGCGGTCACCAACGCCGTGCCGTCCAACCTGACCAAGGGCTCGGGCAGCAACCTCTCGGCCGTCATCTACGGCAACTTTGCCGACCTGCTGATCGGCATGTGGGGCACGCTGGACCTGATGGTGGACCCGTACAGCCTCAGCACCGCCGGCAGCGTGCGCGTGGTGGCCCTGCAGGACGTGGACGTGGCCATCCGCCACGCCGAGTCCTTCGCCACCATGGTGGACGCCATCACGGTCTGATTGACCGCAGGCCACTGACGCACCAGGTGCTGCCGTGTTCACAGAAGACCTCGCGCCCTTCTTCAACGTCGCGGAGTTCGCCACACCTGGCGTGCTCAACGGCGCGGCGGTGGCCGGGGTCTTCGAGGCCGGCTTCGAGGATGCAACGCTGGCGGGCTTCGGCCCTGCCGGCACCTCGCCCACCTACACCCTGCCCTCAGCCAGCGTCCCTGCTGCGCCCGAGGGCAAGGTGCTGGTCATCTCCACCGGCCAGGCCACCGGCACCTATCGCGTCGCCAACGCGCGCCACGACGCCACGGGCGTGTGCGCGCTGGATCTCTTGCTTCAACGCTGATTCTTCAAGGAGTTCACCATGACCGTTCGTTCCTCTGCCGGTACCACCATCGGCTTGTCTTCCTCGGCTCCGGCTACCTTCAATTCGGCCGGCTACGGCGCCCTGACGTTCACCACCATCGGCGAGGTCACCGACCTGGGCGAGTTCGGTCGTGAATTCGCGCTCATCACGCACAACCCCATCGGGTCGCGCGGCACCGTCAAGCTGAAGGGCTCGTTTAACGAGGGCTCGATCAACATGACGCTGGGCCTGGACACCGACGACGCTGGCCAGATCCTGGCCAAAACGGCGAGCCTGTCGGACAACGACTACTCGTTCAAGATCACCACGCAGAACGGCGACGACTACTACTTCCAGGCGAAGGTGATGTCGTTCAAGGTCAACGTGGGCTCGGTCGACAGCGTCACCACCGCCACCATCATGCTGGAGCTGACCACCAACAGCGCTGGCGTCGGCGTGGTGGAAGACCTGGCCGTCTGATCCGGCCGGATCACCCTGAGCACGGACCCGGGCGGCGTCTCCTCTTCGCAGGGGAGCGCCCTCGGGCACCGGCAAACCCTCAACCCCTGCGAAGCCCCCACACCCCACCATGTTCGAGATCACCTCACTCGCCGCCAAGGACACCTTCACGCTGGACCTGGTCAACGCCAACGACGAGCCGCTGGCCGATGCCGATGGCAAGCGCCTGAGCGTCACCGTCTACGGCCCTGGCAGCAAGGCCTACCAGCGCGCCAACGCCGAGCGCACCCAGCGCATGATGAAGCGCATGCAGCGCAAGGGCAAGCTAGAGATGAGCGCCGAAGAGCAGGCGCGCGAAAACGCATCCTTCCTGGCCAGCTGCACCGTCAGCTTCAACGGCTGGGCCTACAAGGGCGACGCCCAGGCCTTTGAGGCAGCCTACGCCGACCCGTCCATCGGCTTCATCGCCGACCAGGTCAGCAAGGCAATCGGCGACTGGGCAAATTTTT